ACTTAGATTTCCCGGACTCCACCTTGGGTGCCGATGTTTTGGGCTCACGGCTCTTGCCCGACTCGATCTTCACTGCATGGAGATGTTGTTGTTTCCCCATCCCCGACTCCGGATCCGCATTCACATCCTGCGATGATCTCCACATGTGCCAACATGCCGCAATGGTGCCAACCACGGCGACGACAGCGGCAATCAGACCAAACCAAAATTTCCACTGTTCAAGCTTCGATTGTGTTTGCCGAATGTGCCCCATCAAATCAGCGATGTTCGTGTGAATCTCACCCACAGCACTCTTGCGATACTCCATGTCCGGATGTTGTGGCGCAGAAGTCCACCAGCCCTCAGGCCTGGCGCGACCGGCGTCAAGAACAGCCCGCACATGAAGAGCAAGCGACTGTCGCGAAGCGCTAAAGATGTCCTTCTGCTGTCGATGGTGTTCCACGACCGCCTTCACCAGAGTCTGAAATGAAATGGGGTTGCCCCCACCATTCCCGGTCTTCATGTCATACTGAGTAAACTCATAGACGTCAAGACTCATGGTGCCTCCATACTTCGCCGCAACCTTCACAGGATCAAGACGCATTCCAAGTTCATCAGATGAATTGGGATCGACTCGGTACTCAGGTTTTACCGAAACACGATAGGAAAAGTGCAGCCGCGAAAGGACGGCCTCGGGATCAACGATTGACACAGGTGCCAAGCGCTTCAAGTTGGTGGTGCAGACAATGTACTCGCTCTTAAACCACGTGTTAGCCTTCTGCGAAAGATCAGCCATATGAAGTGGGTAGGGAAAGGTGTTAGTCGCCCTAATAAGCTCGAAGAACTCAAGATTTGGGTTAGATGTTGAATCGACCATCTGGCCGAAATCGTCCCACAAAGCAACATACTGCGAGTTGTAGGCGTCCCAAAAATCCTGCTCCGCAGCGCGAGAGTACATGCAGGATGCTATGATGTCGTTAATTTCAGCGTCAGTGGCGGTGTTCGAGATCTTACCCTCCATTGCCATAATCGAGGCACAGATGAAATACAGGAGCTGGGACTTACCAACTCCAGTGCCGCCCGAAAGCATGAGCAAGGTGGGTTTTGGTCGGTTCTCATTGTTCTTAGGAGAATGCGAGCTCGCTTTCGCAAACAGGCTGACCATTGCACCGGCGTACTTGTCCAGGTATGACGAAATCGTTCTATTCCTGGCGTGTGTCACTTTAAACTGCTGAAATCTGTTATACAGCATCGAGATCTTTTGACAGAGAGCCGGATCACCCGCGAGGCGCGAATAGGTGTCTGAGACGCACAACTCGAGTACTTCCTTTGCGTGTTCTTCAATTTCAAGGGGGATGCTAGTGGCTACAATCGTTCCATCGCCAAAAACATGCTTATAATGTTCTCCAAACGCAAACTTCATACCGGACTCAACGGCTTCTGTCATGGATGTTATTCCCTTCACAGCTTTTGGCACAAGATCGAAGCGCCTAAGCAGGGAATCAAAACTCTGTGTAGATGGTAATCTATAGACGAGCACCAGAGATAAAATGCACGCCGTGATTTTTGAGGCTGACATGAACATCAGACTGACGGGATTCCATGGATCCTCATCGCCCTCAGGTCTAACATTCACGGTAATGTTGTTAGTGTGGAGGGAAGTAAGCCCCATATACTTCCCAAAGTTATACACCTGCCACGCCGCTGCAACCGATGTAATGGTTCGGCGGAGTAAACTCTCGCCCGCAAAGCAAAGCGCAAGCAGTGCATTCAACACAAGTGAGA